CTAATCTGAACCCATCACCTGGGGCATGGGTGGGGCAAAGTCAGATAATTTCTGGTTTAGCATGGTGATCTGTTCACGGTTGTTATCGGACATCCAGGAACCGTACACCTGATACACCATTTGCGAGTTAGCATGCCCCATCTGGTTTGCGATAAAATTGGGGTTTGCTCCTGCTGTTAATGACCAGCATGCATATGTATGGCGCGACTGGTAGGCTTTCCGATACCGGACGCCAGCGCGTCGCAGTGCCGCTTCCCAGCTCTGGTTTACTGAAGCCACAGCATAGTGATGGCCCGCTTTTCCGTTCGTGGCGCTCAGGGATGGATTGAAGACAAAAGTGCAAGGGTGGAAGGTAGAGCGTCCAAATTCCCGCAGCTTAACTTCGATCTGATATTGCTTACCAAGACGTGTCATTTCTGCCTGGCGTTTCAGTACATCCAGTGCAGGCTTGATCAGGTAAACGATCCTGTCTGTGCCAGCCTGAGTTTTCGGTAGCGTGAACTCTTTCATCATCGTGTGGTTTCTTCTAACCATAAGCGTTCCAGCCTTTAAATCGATATCTTCCCAGGCCAGTCCGCAAAGCTCCCCATGTCTTAATCCGGTATATACAGCGAGCGACCAGAAGTTTTTTATCTGCAGATTGCCGCAGGCTTCGATCACCCTTGAAAACTCCTCCCGCGTTAGCGGATCTGGTTCAGGCTTTGCCTTTTTAAGGGGGGATATTCCCTCAAACGGGCTTTTCTCAATGTAACCACCGCTAACGGCAAATCTGAAAATGCCATGCAGAACTGACATGTACGCGTTAACAGTTGGTACTGATCTGCCTTTAACCGGCTTTGTTTTTCCGGCTGAAAGGATCTGGTAGCCTGTCAGCAACTCTTTTCGCAGGTAAAGCAGAGCTTCAGTGTTAATCGCCGAAACCAATTTTTTTTCACCAATCATCGGGATCACATTTCTTACGATTGAGTCGTAACGTCGCATGGCATTGGTTGTTATCTCCATACGTTTGAGGCCAAGCCATCTTTCAGCCAGCGCCCCGATGGTAATTTCTCTTTTGTTTACCCCAAATTTCTCCAGGTTTGGCGAGTCAGGAAACTGATTCGCATAATCAAAGCAGCCCGTTTTGATAGCAAAACAAACAGAGGCCCGCAGAACCCCGGCCACTTTGCGGTTTTTAGCGGTGTCAGGGACACCGAGGTTTTCCCTGACACGCTTTCCTTTATACAGAAACCATATGCGCAGCTTGCCGCCATGATTTTCTACACCCGTTGGGTAAGACGTATTACTCATTGAAGCCTCCCAACGTCCAAGAGCGCACCATAGCTTAAGCCTTTCCAGATAAAACAGCACCAGGCTGTTTTGCAGCCTGTCGTTCAATCCACGCATTTATCGCTTCGCAGTTATAAACGCATTCGCTGTTTGGCTTCGGTTCACCATCTGGAGCGATATGAAGGTATTCCCGGCCCTGCATCCAGGATGTTTTGCGCGCTTTGGCGATCGTGCCGGGGCGGAGCCCGGTAACGGCGACGAGCTTATCTTCGGTGATCCATTTGTTTGGCGTTAACTGAACCACTTCTTGCATTATTTCCTCCACTATCCGGCTGCACCCGGTTTAACGTCATTTTTAAATGCGACGCCCTTAGCTGAGTATCGCATTTGGAAATTTAAATCAAAAATAATAAATTGCGTACGCTTATTTTTTTATGACTTTATCAGCTAATCCGGCAAGTGCTTCAACACCATCAAACATGGCAGGTATATTGTTTTCATTTGTTTGGATTGGGCTAAAAATTAATGAGTCAAAGCAATCTAAAACCTTTTCAACATTTGTATTATTTTTCTTCCTGTATTCTACGTAACCATCTATGAAAGCGCAGAGGCTTAATCTAAGCTCAATCTGTACAAGTTGAGTTCTTATTGATTTAGCCTCAAGATATGACAGTCTAAAGAAATATATTAATATCATTTCAATGGTAAAAAAAGGTAGAATTAAGAAGATTGCCGAATAATCTTTAGGGTATAAATTCGGCAATATAAAATGTATTAACGCAACTGCAACTGGAGCAATGAAGATACATCCAAATAGGTTCATGTAATTTATTTGTGTATCTTTCAATTCTTTTTCTTTTTTTTCTTTGATTTTATTAAAGCCAGAGCTTAAGCCTACAAAGTTATACTCGGATCTAAGATTTTCAACTCTCTCCTGTAACCCTTTAATTTCTTGATATGTATCACTTATATGACTTAGAGCATCATCTGCGTGGTTTTTAACCCCTTCAATTTCTTTTTTTGTTTTACTTAGTTGATCATCTATTATTTGAGAAGAGTTTTTTTGTGCGCTTTCAATTTCGTTTATGATAGCCCCACCTAACTGTGAAATATTCTTGATTATTTCATTTTTATTAGAGTCAATGGTATTGATAAGCTTTTTAGCTTCCTGAAACTCATCTGAATTAATCACCCATTGTGCTAAACTAATAGCCAACGTATCCCTTATCCATGCAAACTGAGTGTAAGGACTAAGATCTGGGCCAAATGTTTTTTCAAGACTCGTCAAATTATCGTTTGACATATAATGGACATTTACTTTATCACCTGTCCAGAAATAATACTCATAAAGAACCCTAAGAAGGTTAGAAAGAAAAATTACTTTATCCGAATCATAATCACTAATAGTGAATTCGATATATTGCGGTATGTATCGCTGATTGAATTTTGTATTTTCATCGAGTTTGCTTTGGGCAGCGCTTATTAATCGAAAAAAATCTTTCCAGGCAGAAGCAAGGGTTGTATAAAAGATTTCTTCTTTAGTTGCATTCTCATATGCATTGTTTGCAATAATTGCTTTGTGCCTTTCGATATCAGCAAGGATAATTTTGTTAGTTTCTTTAATGCCGTTAACGATTTTTGTATCAGCGTAAATCCCCATAATTTTACCTTATTTTCGATTTGATAAATTAATTTTTCCAAAATATGTGAGTTTTATATTTCAGCAACTGAAAGATGAATTTTGTTGGCTTCCAGTCGATTGAATTTGGATGTTATGTTAACTGATCGGCCTCTAATGAAAAAGCACTATGGTTATGCCCCATTCACGGGGCAAAGAATTTTACTGTAAGGCCGAGAACTGCCCAATAAACGTTTCTACCTGGCTGTCTTTGAATTTTTCAATCAGCAGGTCACGAAACTCTGCAGCCATTTCTTCCTGTTGGGCTTCGAGCTGGACGATTCGCAGAACAAGAACCGGGCGGTCGCCACCGATAATGCTCAGACGTAACTTAAAGCGACGCTCAGCCAGACCTTCAAACGGCACGCAGGTAAACTCAAAGGCTACCGGCATGATGTCCTGCGTTTTGGCTTCTACGCTTTCCATCAGGGAGCGCTTGCCGCTGAAGTCACCATCTTCAAAGTCAGCTTTCTGAATCGACTCGATGGAGATTTTGCGAATTGCCGCAGCCGACTTCTTCGCATCAATCGGCTGGCCGTCGGCGTCAAAGCCGATCAGGCATTCAGACCAGTCTTCTAGCCATTCGGCCAGCTCCTTCTGTGTATGGCGGTCGCCGCTGATGCAAAGCAGCGCGGAAAAGGGCGCGGTCTTCTTCAGCGACAGCAGCGCGGTATTATCAGCGTGGCCGGGTTTATCCAGGGTTCCGAGGTTAAATACCGCAACAGCACGCATATCGTCGGCATTAATAAAGCAACGGGTACCCTCTGCAGCGTAGCCAGTAGAATAGCGGGAAAAGTCTTCAATGCTGGCGGTCACCATTTTGCCGCGAAAGCGGAAACGCTCAAGGCAAAGGGATTCCAGACTGTCGATTCGTGCGCCCTGCGGAACAACGGCAGCGGGGCAGTCCACGCTTTCAAGCTTTTCTTCCATAAAACGGGAGAGGGTCAGATCGCCAATTTTATCGATAGCGGTTGCGTCTAAAGAGTGAGACATGGTTATTCCTTAACTGGGTGAATTGTCAGGTTTACTGTTTGGCACGCAGCTTCGCATCAGGATCACCAGCCAGAGTAAAAAGCTGGCCCTGATCTTCCTGCAGAATGGAAAGCTTGCCCCCGCGGTTGACGTACATCGGCGTCTCGGTGGTGTCTTCTTCCGAGGATTTACCGCGCGGAGTGGGGCGCATATAGGACAGCTTGTGCTTAATCATCACACGCTTCTCTTCGACGGAATTGCTCATGCGGTCGAGCTCAAAGGTCACGGTAACTTTTCCTTTGGTGCCGTTGTTTAGCACGCCAAATGCAACTTCGCTGAGCGCTAGGGCGATTTTGTTTTCGAACACGCCTCCGTCCAGTTCGCCCAGAAACTCAGGCACTTTAGTCAAACGTTCATTACTCATCGGCTTACCCTCAGAAATGCGGCTGCAACCGCGGGTCGTAGTTTCTCCACACAACACAGAAGAGCACCTGCGCTTAGGAGTGCCGCCCGGGTGGATTGGGTTAGGAGCCCGTCACCCGGTGATGCTCTTGTCTGTTGCGTAAAAAATTGGCAGGACCGTGACATCGGGGAAGAAAGGCCCGCCACAAAGAGTCTTACGGCTTGGTTTTATCAATACTGCGCGAATCATCCGGTCATTCATGCGCCACCGGTGGCTACTTCGTGGGCGTCCTGCCTGTTCGCTTTCTTTTATGGAAATCTAAAATATCTTAGACAAAAGGTCAAGCAAGAAACCTAAACTAATTTAGATTTCCTGTGGGTTGGGAGGGATTACTTCCGGCGCATCATCCGGCGGTGCTCTACAACCACCCCGATGATATGAATTTTTTCTTTAGCAGAGTTTCTGATCGCGTAGTCTTCGTTGAGTGGCACGAGTTCAAATATTTCTTCGCCGGTTTCGCTGATTCCGCGCGCTCGATACTTTTTGAATGTGGCTTCGTCACCCCCATTCTTAGCGACGACGTAATCGCCTGGCCCGGGATGTAATTCAGGATCTACGATAATAACATCGCCTTCAACAAAATCGGGTTCCATAGATTTACCTTTGACCTTTAGGGCAAAGGTGCAACGAGAATGAAACTCTGACGTCAAAATATAATCCACCGTTCCATCAAGATTTCTGGCGTCACACTCAGCTGACCATGCCCCAGCCTGAACATAGCTGATAATCGGGATTTGTTGCGCGGCAACTGGTGCAGGCCCAACGTTAGGCTCAACTTCTTGACCGTACAAGAGGAAGCCTTCACTTACTCCAAGGTATTGAGCTAGCTTTGTTAACGACTTTCCGCCTGGCACGTTCAGATCCCTTTCCCAGTATCCAACCGTCACATCTGAAACCCCAAGTGCTTTACCGAGCTGGCCTTGGGTGAGCTTTCTTTGCTTCCTTAATTCCTTTAACCGCGTGCCAAGTGTTCCCACGATTCAACCCTTAGAAATGAAAACCTAAGTAATCTTAGTTTTTATTGACCTAAAAAAGATTAGATAATAATATCTAAATATTCTTAGGAGGAGGCTATGACAACAACTGAACTTGAGCAGTATTTTGGCTCGCCGAACAAGGCAGCAGAGTTTTTTGGTGTGTCGCCAGAAGCTTTTTATCAATGGCGCACAAGACCCGGGCAATTAATCCCTAAAGGTCGTGCAGCAGAAGCAGCTGCTCGTACCAAAGGAAAGCTCAAATACGACGCTTCGCTTTATATAAAGCGTAATCAAAAAACGGCTTAGCCGTAACTACCAAAAGGAAAACAAAATGGTAGACAACATCAAAGCAGCAATCAGCACGATGTGTAAGGCGCATCCCGCCGGTCGTCTTGGAATGGCTGCCGATCTCGGCATGAGCATCGACACCTTTCATAACCACATGTACCAGAAATGCGGCAGCCGCTTCTTCACGCTGGCCGAACTTGAGCGCATGGAGGACCTGTCGGGCGTCTCGATGCTGGCGGAATATGCCGCAGCGCGTGTCGGCAAATTGCTGGTGGACGTTCCGAAGCCGGAAAGCATGGACAACGTGGACCTGTTCGCGATCGACATGAAAACCAGCGCGGCGAAAGGCCAGCTGGCGCAGGCGCAGATTGAAGCGGCTGAGGATGGGGTAATTGACCGTCATGAACGCAAAAAGCTCTCTGAGCTGTTTCGCAAGACCATTCGCCACCAGTTCCACGGGTTCATGGGCTTTATGGCGCTGTATGGGGTTTCAGACCAGGCAGTAGAAGTATTTATGAGCACCAGAAAAGGTGACGCCCCGAGTGTGCAGCTCGAGGCGTCGGGCGCGTCTTTTCAATAGTGGAGAAACTACGCATGAATAGTTTAACAACACGTTACCGCAGGTCGCAACTTATTGCGCTGCCGGTACCGGGCGGAGCCGGTCCGGTGCAGTACCGGTATGCAGTGAGATTATCAGGCCACTATGTGCCCGTCAGCTACCAGCTCGCTCTGCAGATGGTAGGGGAGTTTAATCGCCAGGCGGAGACTTTCGCGTGCAGGAACTCAACAGACGATACCACGACTGGCGGGGAACTGAAGTCCACGTCACGGGTTACGACCCAGAAAAACGACAGGTTATCTTCCGGCGCGCTGGTTACCCGCACGACTGCATGCAGCCTGTTGAGCGGTTCCGCGAGAAGTTCAAAAGGGTGGATGCATGAGCGTTAAGTTATCAGCGTACGTGTGGGATGGCTGTGCGAGTGCCGGAATCAAAGGCACGAAGCTGCTGATCCTGGCGCGCCTGGCTGATTTCTCCAGCGATGAAGGTATCAGCTGGCCCAGCGTCGACACCATCGCACGCCAGATTGGTGCCGGTCGCAGCACCGTTATTACCGCAGTTGGTGAGCTTGAGCGTGACGGATGGCTGACCCGCAAAGAACGCCGTCAGGGCCAGCGCAGTGGTACCAACATCTACACGCTGAACGTGCCGCGCCTGCGTCAGGCTGCTGCCGGTGCTTATTCTCAGGGTTCAGTTTCTGAACATTCAGAATCTGGACGTTCAGAATCCGAAGGTTCAGAAGCTGGACGTCCAGAATCTGAACGTCCGGAAAACCACAAAAACGGGGCTTCTCAGGGTCCAGAATCTGGACACGATCCGTCAGTAAATTCAAAACAAGAACCATCAGATAAAAAACCTTCTTGTCAGGTTGCCGGGCAACCCGACGCTGAGCAGCTGATCACCGATAAAGCGATTGCTGTGCTGAAGCACCTGAATCTGATCACTGGCGCGCGTTACCAGAACTCGAAATCCTCACTGGAGAACATCCGGGCCCGGCTGCGCGAAGGTCATTCGGTGGACGACCTGCAGCTCGTGGTCGACTACAAACACGAGCACTGGCACGACACCGAAATGTACGACTACATGCGCCCGCAGACGCTGTTCGTCCCGAGCAAGCTTGAAGGCTACCTGCTGAGCGCCACCCGCTGGAAAGAGCGCGGACGCCCGTCCCGCCAGCAGTGGAAGCAGCGCAGTGTGCAACGTGACGACAGCGCATTTAAAGCCAGCTATGCCGGTGTTGATTACAGCCAGGTCCCGGAGGGGTTCAGATCATGAAAAACGAGAAGCTGAAACACGAAGTTTTCGAAGAGATGGCCTGCCAGCTGGAAAGACAGAATCTGTGGCGCCGCGCCGCACATGTTTACCTGGCTGCATTCGATGCTTCGAAGAGTAACCGGGACCGCGAACGGCTGGCAAAAAAGCGCACCCAGTGCCTGAAGATGAGCAACCGCGTTGGTTACGTGGAAGGCCGTTGCTATCTGGCCGGTAACTATGTGGGGGAACTGTGATGCACCCGTTGAATGCTTACAGCCAGGCGCTGGCAGCTCTGCGGAGCAAACCGGCTCACGAACTTAAGGAAGTCGGCGATCAGTGGCGCACGCCGGACAATATTTTTTGGGGCATCAACGCCATGTTCGGTCCGCTCGTTCTGGACCTGTTCTCTGATGGCGAGAACGCCAAATGTGAGGCGTATTACACCGCAGAAGATAACGCGCTGACGCAGGACTGGTCCGCGCGTCTGGCCGAACTCAACGGTGCCGCGTTCGGCAACCCGCCGTACAGCCGCGCGTCCAGGCACGACGGGGAGTACATCACCGGCATGCGTTACATCATGCAGCACGCAAGCGCGATGCGGGAAAAAGGCGGGCGGTACGTCTTTTTGATTAAGGCGGCCACCAGCGAGGTCTGGTGGCCGGAGGATGCAGATCACGTCGCCTTTATCCGTGGCCGTATCGGTTTCGATCTTCCGTCATGGTTCGTCCCTAAAGATGAAAAGCAGATCCCGTCCGACGCGTTTTTTGCGGGTGCCATTGTGGTATTCGATAAGACCTGGCGCGGCCCGGCAATGAGTTACATCAGCCGCAACGAGCTGGAAGCGCGCGGCGACGCGTTTATTGCACAGATACGCCGTCAGGCTGAACGCCTGCTGATGAGTAACCGCCAGGAACCCGATGAGGATGAAACAGATCTGCATTCAGAAACTGAGCAGCAACTGCAGGCTGCTGAAACAGAGTTGCCACTGACAGCAGCCGACATCCTGGAACGAAGCGGCGTTGAGGTATGGGCCTGTGCATGCGCGGCGTTCGGCAGCAAAGAGGCGTATGCCTTCCATGAATCCCGCTTTGCTCACAGCTGGGCTGCCGATTCTGTAGAAAACCCGATGCTGGTGACGGTGACCGCCGACGTCATTTCGCGCGCGCAGGCGCTGATTAAAGAGCATAACAACGGCGTCAAGCTGTGCGCTTTTATGGCCCTCAATGATTTTGTTTTTCAGGACGATGCGGAGCGGAAAGACATGCACGAACGGCTTGCGACAGTCGCTCGCGAAGCTGAAGAGCAGCATGGCCTGGCGATGGATGAGTTTCTGCTGGTTGTCGGGGCAATTGACACCACGCACTGGCGGAACATTCGGCAGCTTAGAGCCTCCATTCGCGAAATGGCTGGCGCGCGGGAGAAAGCGGCATGAATTTCACCTCTGCTTTAACCGTCCGCCAGCAGGAGGTGCTGAATATGCTCGCGGATTTCCAGAGACGAAACGGTTACCCGCCGACACAGAAAGAAGTGGCCCAGCTTATGGGGGCCGCTTCACCCAACGCTGCGACCGATATGCTGCGTAAGCTGGAGAAGAAAGGCGCCATATCGTTATCAAAAGGTGTCGCCCGCGGCATCACCCTCAACGGCATCGCCAAAGAAGATGAGGCCGTTTCTCTGCTGCGCGCCATGGTTGAACGTGAATCTGATGCACGTGAACGGGCAATTTCTTTCCTGCATAAAATGGAGAGCTAGCAGTGCAAATAACTTTTCTGTCCAGCCTCAGTAACACCGAAGCCGTTATGCTCCCGGGAAATAGCCCTCATATTCCCGGAGGCACAAAACCGTGTTCAAAAAGATGTCATTTACTGAATACAGTGCGACGAAACTCTTCAACAGCAGCAGCGACAGGTGGCCAGATTGAAACTTCACTGCCATTAACATCAAAGACTTTACCGTGGTTCTTTTCGGCGATGTTTTTCATCTGTACGAAATTAATGTCGAAGTTGTCTTCGCCAACCTCTTGTTTAAGTTGTGCTTCAGATACTTTGCGATCCGTCTCATCGGAAAGTTTAAGGAATGCTTTCAGGATTCTGGTGTTCATTTGTTCAGGACGCTTAGCCCAGAGCTTAAGACGACGTGAAACTTTGGATACTTCCTGCAGTTCGCCCTGCGCGGGGGAGGTGCCTGTTGCAAACATTCTTTCTAACTCCTCAAGCGAGACTAAAGCCTTAACAATGTTTCTGTGCGCTTCCGGTAATTCCCTGCCAGAGGAAACCTGGAATGCTGCTGCTTCGAGAAAATTTTTAGTCTCTGTGATTTTTTCTGTAATGTGCATTTTAGTTGAATTTCACTCAATATTAGTCAATTTAGTAAATTTAGTCTTTTTGAGTGTTTCTTGCAAGAGGGAATTGTGCGCATGAAACTGGTTTTGCCATTCCCTCCCAGTGTTAACAGCTACTGGCGCGCCCCGACTAAGGGGCCGCTAAAAGGCCGTCATCTCGTTAGCGCCGACGGGCGCAAATATCAGAGCAATGCCGCAGCGGCAGTTGTTGAGCAACTGCGGCGCATACCCAAGCCTGTCACCAGCCTGCTGGCGGTGGAGGTGGTGCTTTACCCGCCTGACCGGAAACGCCGCGATCTGGATAACTATCTGAAGGCACTTTTCGATGCGCTGACGCTGGCCCATGTCTGGGAAGACGACAGCCAGGTGAAAAAGATGCTGGTGGAGTGGGGGCCGGTAACCAGCAAAGGGAAGGTGGAAATCACGATCAGTAACTTTGTGGCGGGTGCAGCCGCCTGAGAGATGGAGAAACGTATGAACCAGATAAACCCGATTTCATTTTGCCCCAGGCATCATGCGGCGCTGGCAGGTCAGGAGATTTTTATGTCCAGCCGGGAAATAGCCTCGCTTGTAGGTTCACGTCATACCGACGTGTGCACCGCCATTGAGCGGTTAATAAAGAAGAGCGTCATTGATGGGTATACGGCATTGCCGTATACCCATCCGCAGAACAGGCAGGAATACCATCACTACCTGGTTAACAAGCGTGACAGCTATGTCATCGTGGCGCAGCTATGCCCGGAGTTTACCGCGCGTCTGGTTGATCGCTGGCAGGAACTGGAAAGCGGGCAGCAGATGAGCGTGCCGCGGTCGCTACCGGAGGCACTGCGCCTTGCTGCGGATCTGGCCGAGCAAAAGGAAAGACTTACACAGGAACTTGCCGCCGCGGCGCCAAAGGTGGAGTTTGTGGATCGCTACTGCTCCGCCAGCGGTTCGCTCTCATTCCGTCAGGTGGCAAAGCTGTTAAAAGCCAAAGAGACGGATTTCCGCCTGTTCCTGATCGATAACGAGATTATGTACCGCCTCGGCGGGGTGCTGACGCCGCGCCACCAGCATATTGATGCCGGACGGTTCGAGGTGAAAACGGGCACCTCCACGACATCCAACCACGCGTTCAGCCAGGCGCGTTTCACAGCTAAGGGGATTAAGTGGATAGGTGGGCTGTTGGCCAAGCATGTGGCGAAGGGGAGCGCAGCGTGAGAGCTCTGTTAACACCGGAAATAGCGCGCGGAATGGGTATCGTGCTGCTGCGCCCCGGCGCTGAACTGATGCCCATATTTGCTAACGGGCGCGTGCTGGTGGAGGTTCAGCCAGAAAGCATGTCACGGTTCCCGAGCGGCGCGGTGCCGCCGGCGCACCAGCCCCTGGCCGATGACGAAGGACTGCAGGTCTTCTTTACTGATGAGCGGGTGATCCGGGCTGCCGGTGGCATCAATGCTCTGGAGCACTGGCTGATGAAGCAGCAGGGCGGCTGCCAGTGGCCGCACAGTGAATACCATCACCATGAGCTGACCACGATGCGGCATGAGCCCGGCGCGCTGCGTCTGTGCTGGCACTGTGATAATCAGCTGGCCGAACATTTTACTGAGCGTCTGTCAGCAATTGCCCGTTCCAATGTGATAGCCTGGATAATCAGCGTCGCGCGCGGTGCCCTTGCCTTTGACGATGCCCACGAGCTGACTCTGCCGGAGTTGTGCTGGTGGGCTGTCAGGATGGATATCACTGATGCGCTGCCGGACAGTGTGGCGCGCCGCGCGCTGCGCCTTCCGCCTTTGCCAGTGCAGGGCGTGTCGCGTGAAAGCGATATTGTGCCGGGGCCATCGGCGGCTGAAATGGTGCAGACGAAAGCGCAGCGTGCTTGCGCCGTGAAGACGCGGATGAACTGCGACAAGCCGCAGGAACAACAGACGCAGGTGGTTGCGCTGATGATCGACCCTGAGTCGCCGGAAAGTTACATGCTCCGGCCAAAGCGCCGCCGCTGGGAAAACGAGAAATACACCCGCTGGGTTAAGCAGCAGCCTTGCGCATGTTGCAACCAGCGGGCAGACGATCCCCATCACCTGATCGGCCACGGGCAGGGCGGGATGGGTACCAAAGCCCATGACCTTTTCGTATTGCCTTTGTGCAGAAGGCATCACGACGAGCTCCATCAGGACACCGTGGCATTCGAAGAAAAATATGGCTCACAGCTGGAGCTTATTTTTCGTTTTTTAGACCGCGCGCTCGCGATCGGCGTGCTGTCATAAGTGGAGTGGAGACCACACATGAACCTCGAAGCCTTACCTAAGTTCTATTCCCCGAAATCACCGAAACTCGATGATGAGACACCAGCCACCGGCAGCGCCGCGCTGACCATGTCGGATGTAATGGCTGCACAGGGGCTCGTCCAGTCTAAGGCGGCGCTGGGGTTCAACCTCTTCCTCGCCAAAATGGGCATTCAGGATCCGCAGCCTGCTATTGATGGCCTGGTTAAATATGCGCTCGCGCTAAATAACGGCGTAATGAAAAAACTCGGTGAGCGCGCATGCGCGGAAATGGCCCTTTGTCTGGCTCAGTTCGCCTACAGCGACTATGCGCGATCGGCAGCCAGCAGCTGCGAATGCCATCACTGTGAAGGAAAAGGGGTTAAGCGCGTGCGTCGGGAGGTGGTGAAGCATCCTGGCGTGAAAGGCGTGGATGCGACAATTCGCGTAGAGGAAGTGGAAGAACTCTGTAAGCACTGCAGTGGGAAGGGGGTTATCAGTACGGCCTGCCGGGACTGCTCGGGACGGGGAATGGCGCTTGACCGTAAGCGTACCGAGTTACACGGCGTGCCGGTACAAAAGCTGTGTGAACGATGTGGCGGTAAAGGGTTTGCACGTCTTCCCACCACTCTGGCGCGCCGTCAGGTGCAGGTGCTGGTACCTGATATGACCGATTACCAGTGGTACAGTGGATTTGCTGACGTCATTAACCTGCTGGTGGCGAAATGCTGGCAGGAAGAAGCATTCGCGGAAAAAATGCTGCGAGAAGTTACACGTTAGAAGCCTGATTAAACATTTTAGCGACACGATGCTTGCTAAATTCAAAAAAATTGGGTAGGATTTTTCTAACGATGGGCGTTGTGTATCCACCGTTCCGAACCCGCTTCTCGTAGCGGGTTTTTTATATGACCTGTCTGTTCCTTTAACTGGTAATAAATTTCCAAAGTGTCATGGCAAACCTGTACGCAGGTACCTACGCTGTAAAGGTACTCGTGAGATAAGGATGCCTATGCTGTGGATTGAACAAGGTCTTTATATCAGGATTCAGGAACTCGATAACGGACCCACACCAATGCCGTTAAAGAGCGGGTTTAATATGGAAACGGCTTATCGGGTGCTGGGTTGTTTTAACCCATCTGAAACGTCAGATGCATATTACATACTGGCTAATGATCGGGATGAAACGTGGTTTATATGTAACCGACATGTTCGCGTTGTATGTGTGGATAATAAACTGAAAGAATTCCGTTACCCGATCTCTGTCCTGAACCTTCACTGAACAAATAAAGCAAAACTCAAACTGGCTGCCTACGGGCGGCCTTTTTCATTTCCCCTCGCTCAGAGAGGATGCACAGCAATAGAGGGGGGATACATGTCCGATCCGGTTTCAGGAACTGTCGCGGCAGGTGCTGCGCTTACTGGTGCGAGCATCTACGGACTGCTGACCGGCACAGATTACGGCGTAATTTTTGGTGCGTTTGCCGGTGCTGTCTTTTATGTTGCCACCGCGGCAGACCTGACCCTGATCCGGCGCGCGGCCTATTTCGTTGTTTCTTACATCGCTGGCGTTTACGGTGCCGGGCTGGTGGGCTCCAAACTTGCCAGCTGGACGGAATACAGCGACAAGCCGCTTGATGCACTGGGGGCCGTTATCCTCTCTGCGCTGACGATTAAAATCCTGACGTTCGCCAGCCAGCAAGACCCCGCGCAGTGGTTCCAGCGGTGGAGAGGAGGAGCCAATGGTAATAAGTGATCCGCTGGTACTGACCAACGTGGCGACGTGCTCGGCCATTGTGCTGAGGCTGATGCTGTTCCGTAAACCCGGAGCCCGGCATCGCTGGTGGGCATCATGGCTGGCATACCTGATTATCCTGGCGTATGCATCCGTACCGTTCCGCTACTTCTTCGACTTTTACGTCCACACACACTGGGCGTCGGTCATCATCAACTTAATCATCTGCGCCGCCGTGTTCCGTGCCCGGGGCAACGTGGCGCGCCTGTTTCAGGTACTGAGGCCCGAATGAACCAACAACAATTTCAGCAGGCGGCTGGTTTAAGCGCCAGCTTGGCTGCGCGCTGGTTCCCGCACATTGATGCGGCGATGCGCGAGTTCGGCATCACTGCGCCGGTCGATCAGGCAATGTTCATCGCGCAGGTCGGTCATGAAAGCACCGGATTTACCAGGCTGGAGGAGAGCTTCAACTACAGCATCGCAGGGCTGAAGGGTTTTGTCCGGGCTGGCCGTTTAACTCAGGATCAGGCCAACATACTAGGCCGCCGCACGTATGAAAAGGTGCTGCCCCTTGAGCGTCAGCGCGCGATCGCCAATCTGGTTTACAGCAAGCGCCTCGGTAATAACGCCCCGGGTGATGGCTGGAAATATCGCGGACGCGGCTTAATCCAGATTACCGGGCTCGAGAATTACCGCGACTGCGGAGCCGCGTTGAAACTCGACCTTGTGAGCACGCCGGAACTGTTTTCCGAAGACGCCACCGCAGCGCGCTCTGCAGCATGGTTCTATACCAGCAAAGGCTGCCTTAAATATCCGGGCGATGTGCTGCGCGTTACGCAGATTATTAATGGCGGGCAGAACGGGCTGGAAGACAGACGGGCCCGCTATGCGGCAGCGCGCCGGGTGCTCTGATGGCGGCGCTATGGGGCTTTGTGCGGGCATGGTGGAAGCCGCTACTCTTGCTTGCCGCTGTGGGATTTGCGCTTTATTACCGGGCCTCGCTCACAAAAGCAGAGGCATCTTTAACCGAAGTTAATCATGAATTAAAACTGGCTAAAGATGACATTGAGGATATGCAGCGCCGTCAGCGGGATGTGGCTACTCTCGATGCCAAATACACGAAGGACTTAGCGGATGCTCAGAAAAATATTGCTCAGCTTGAGCGCGATGTGGCTGCTGGCCGTAAGCGGCTGCAGCTCAACGCCACCTGTTCCGCGCAGGGAGCGCCCGGCACCACCCGCGTGGATGATGGAGCCAGCCCCCGACTTACTGACGCCGCTGAACGGGATTATTTCACCCTCAGGGAGCGGATCGAGACCGTGACCAGGCAGTTGAGCGGATTGCAGGCTTATGTTCGGGAGCAGTGCTTAAGATAAAAAAAAGCCCCATGGCTGGGGCTACAACAGGAGATCCTGCTTTTTGGTTATTCGACTAATTGCAAAAGCAGTTTTGGCCTTGTTTCCCTGATGTTGCACTGATTTCATGTTTTGCGAGGATGAGATTTATAGCACTCACACATGAAGGTTCAGCAATGCTTATACGTAGGAGCCACTCTACTAACAAGCTGGTAATAAGTGTTGTCTATATATTTCATATAACAAGCGACAGTTAGTGTTCTAAGAGTTATCTGAACAAACCTGTACGTTAAATTGATACTAATACGTATATATCCTTTTGAGATGCTGGGGTGTGAATTCAATTAAATTTTATTATCAATATGAAACAAAACCGGAGAGGCCGAAAACTGTTGCTCAGATTGATAAGCTGCGCAATCACCTCGGCATACCAGCACTGATTAACGTTGAACAGCTTCTGAATAAATAAAAACCTTTAACTTTAGCAGTCATGAACATGAAGCCACCCGTTTTGCTGGTGGCTTTTTTATTGGAGCTACCACTATGCCATCCGCTATCCCTCGAGCTTGCCGCAAGCGCGGATGTCCCGGCACTACTACAGACCGTTCGGGTTACTGCGAGGCTCACCGTAATGAAGGCTGGCAGCAGCACCAGCGAGGGCTGAGCCGCCACCAGCGCGGCTACGGCAGTAAGTGGGATATCATCCGCGCCCGCATCCTTAAACGTGACAGGCACATCTGCCAGGAGTGTCTGCGCAACGGCAGGCCAGTCCCTGCCACTACCGTTGATCACATCAAACCCAAAGCACACGGCGGCACCGATGAAGATAGCAATCTGGTTGCGATCTGCTTCAAGTGCCATAAAGCCAAAACCGCACGGGATCGCTTAAACCGAAACTGACCCTTACAGGTGAAAGCATGACTGATTCATTAATTGATTCAGGGCGCACGCACGTCGGCGCTAAGGCATTGCGACCTGCTTGTTCCGTTGAGGGGTGTGGATTGCCAACAAGGGCCAACAACACACCGTATTGTGAAAAGCATTACATGCGGGTTCGTCGACATGGCTCGACAGAAAAGTTAAGCACACTCAAGCCAGGCAACCTTATTCACTCGGGTGGTTATGTGCTGGTAAATGCTCCCACTCACCCGTTAAGCCGTAACAGTAACCGAGCCTATGAGCATCGCGTCGTCTACCACCAACACCATGGTGACGGCCCTTTCAGCTGCCATTGGTGCGGCACAATGGTTACCTGGGATGATATGCATGTCGATCATCTCGATGACTGCAAAACCAATAACGCTGAGTCAAACCTTGTTGCCAGCTGCGCCTTGTGTAATCAGAAGCGCGGCAGTGAAAAGATGAAGGCCACCCACAGAAATAAGTCGCACAGACGTTACACGGCTCATGGCAAGACAATGTGTCTCAGTGAATGGGCTGAGTACCTTGGCATTTCACGCAACTCGATTGAGTACCGACTGAAAGCAGGCTGGGATATCAACAAAGTGTTTAGCCCACGCATCGGTAACAGCGGCCCTCCAAGTAAGAAGCTCGGCAGAACGGTGCATGACAACATCAAATGAGAATCAGTATCGACAAATGATTTCAAATACAATCATTTCTGTCGTAATGATATCGATTCTCATCAACAGGGGAGGGCGGGTCGAAAGTTCAGGGCCATGCCTACTAAGGACCGCCGCCTAACCCTTTTTCACACCGCCGCAGGTTAGAAAACTTTTTTATGGGGTCCCCCACTCGATGATTAATAGGAGTTTTCGATTATGTCCGGACCACCGAAAACCCCGACCCATCTGCGTTTGGTGAGGGGTAACCCATCAAAACGCCCCATCAATAAAAACGAGCCACAACCCCCTGCAGGGGTACCCCCAACTCCTAAGCATTTCGACAAACAGGCGAAGTACTGGTTTAAGCGAATGGCCGAAGAGCTGGATGCCGTTGGCGTCATTTCCCAGCTGGACGCCCGCGCGCTCGAATTACTGGTTGAGGCTTATACCGAGTACCGCCACCACTGCGATACGCTGGAAATCGAGGGGTATACATACCGCACTGAAACGCAGACGGGGGATGTACTGATTAAGGCGCATCCGGCAGCAATGATGAAGGCAGATGCCTGGAAGCGGCTGCGCGCCATGCTGGCAGAGTTCGGGATGACGCCAGCCAGCCGGTCGAAGGTCAGCGCCAAGACGCCGGACGCGGTTGATCCGCTGGCTGAGTTCATGAAAGCGAGGGATTAATGGCTAAGGTTGCCGATGGTATCCGCTACGCCGAACGCGTCGTGGCGGGGGAGATTATTGCCTGTGAATACGTCCGGCTGGCCTGCCAGCGTTTTCTGGACGATCTGCAAAACGGCGAGGCGCGGGGTATTTTTTTCAGCGAGCCCCGCGCCCAGCACATCCTGAATTTTTATAAGTTCATCCCGCATGTGAAAGGCGCCCAGGCCGGGCAGCCGATCGCCCTGATGGACTGGCATGTTTTCATTCTTATCAATATTTACGGTTTCGTTATTCCGCTGGTTGATGAGGAAACCGGCGGGGTGGTGCTGCGGAATGATGGCAGCGGCCGCCCGGTAATGGTGCGGCGGTTCCGTACTGCTTACAACGAGGTGGCGCGTAAGAACGCCAAATCCACACTCTCTTCCGGGGTTGGCCTGTACATGACGGGCGCGGATGGCGAAGGTGGGGCCGAGGTCTACTCTGCGGCCACAACCCGCGATCAGGCGCGCATCGTTTTCGAAGATGCCAAAAATATGGTGAAAAAAGCGAAATCGACGCTTGGGCGCCTGTTCGAGTTCAACAAGCTGGCTATCTATCAGGAGCAAAGTGCCTCTAAATTTGAGCCGCTTTCCAGTGACGCTAACAACCTGGACGGCCTGAATATTCACTGCGGCATTGTTGACGAGCTGCACGCTCATAAAACCCGTGACGTATGGGACGTTCTGGAGACGGCGACCGGTGCGCGCCTGCAGTCCCTGCTGTTTGGTATCACCACTGCGGGCTTTAACAAAGAAGGCATCTGCTACGAGTTGCGCGATTACGCCATTAAGGTGCTGCGCGGTTTTAACAGTGAGGTGGAAGGTGCCGTTAAGGACGATACCTTTTTCGCCATCATCTACACGCTGGACGACGGCGACGATCCGTTCGACGAAACGGTCTGGCAAAAGGCGAATCCCGGACTGGGGATCTGCAAGCGCTGGGACGATTTACGCCGCCTTTCGAAGAAAGCAAAAGAGCAGGTATCAGCACGCGTTAATTTCTTCACTAAACATATGAATATCTGGGTGACGGCGGAGTCCTCCTGGATGGACATGCTGAAGTGGGAAAAATGCGAATTTATCGCGCCGACGCATGAGCTGAAAACTTACCCGCTGTGGGTCGGCGTCGACCTGGCGAACAAAATTGATATCTGTGCTGCGGTAAAAGCCTGGCGATCGCCTGATGGTCACGTTCACGCCGACTTTAAATTCTGGCTGCCCGAGGGGCGGCTGGAAAAATGTTCGCGGCAGATGGCCGAGCTCTACCGGAAATGGGCTGAGCTCGACAAACTTATCCTGACGGATGGCGACGTTATCGATCATGCGCAGATCAAAGAAGAGCTGCAGCAGTGGGTCAGCGGGGAAAGTCTAAAAGAAATAGGCTTCGATCCGTGGAGCGCGACGCAGTTCAGTCTGGCGCTTGCTGAAGAGGGTTTACCCCTTGTGGAAGTGCCGCAGACGGTGCGCAATTTCTCCGAGGCCATGAAAGAGGTTGAGGCGCTGGTTTACGGCGGCCGGTTTCACCACAGCAATCACCCCGTGATGAACTGGATGATGTCGAACGTCACGGTGAAGCCGGATCGTAACGACAACATCTTTCCCAACAAATCGACACCTGAGGCCAAGATTGATGGTCCGGCTGCGCTGTTCACCGCGATGAGTCGTCTGCTCGTTAACGGTGGCAATGACCAGCAGGATCTGAGCGGCTTCTTTGATAATCCCATCATGGTAGGTTTCTGATGAAGAAAAATAAGCAGCCAGGCAGGGTGAAAAGCGCCCTGCTTAACTGGCTGGGCGTCCCCATCAGCCTGACCAACGGGACGTTCTGGCAGGAATGGTACGGTACGAGCAGCAGCGGGAAGGTGGTCACCGCGGATAAGGCTATCCAGCTGTCAGCAGTCTGGGCCTGCGTCCGGCTGCTGAGCGAGTCAATATCAACGCTACCGCTGAAGATTTACGAGCGGCAGCCTGACGGCTCGCGCAGGCTGGCCCAACAGAATCAGGTTTACCAGGTACTTTGTCGCCGTCCGAATCTGGAGATGACACCATCGCGGTTTATGCTGATGCTGGTGGCGAGTATCTGTCTTCGTGGAAACGCCTTCGTGGAGAAGCTGTTTATCGGCAACAAACTGGTCTCGCTGGTGCCGTTGCTTCCCCAGAATATGGTGGTTAAACGCCTCGATACCGGCCGGCTTGAGTACACCTACACCGAGAACGGTACTGCGCGTGTCATTGCGGAAAGAAACCTGATGCACATTCGCGGCTTCGGTCTTGACGGGGTCTGCGGCATGATGCCGCTGAGTTCCGGGCGCGATGTGATCGGTGCCGCAATGGCGGTCGAAGAGTCGGCTGCCAAAATATTTGAGAACGGTCTGCAGAGTTCGGGTTTTCTCTCAGCAGATATGCCGCTGGATAAAGAGCAACGCGAACGGCTGCGCAGCTACATGGCACAGTTCACCAGTTCAAAGAATGCCGGGAAAATCATGGTGCTTGAAGGCGGTCTGAAATATCAGAACGTCACGATGAATCCGGAAGCGGCCCAGATGCTGGAGACGCGCTCTTTTGGCATTGAGGAAATCTGCCGCTGGTTCCGCGTGCCGCCGTTTATGGTCGGGCATACCTCAAAGCAGAGCAGCTGGGCATCAAGCCTGGAGGGGATGAACCTGCAGTTTCTGACCCACACGCTGCGCCCGCTGCTGGTCAATATTGAGCAGGAGATTTCCCGCTGTCTGCTGAATGGTGAAGAGGATATCTTTGCCGAGTTTTCTGTCGAGGGGCTGCTTCGTGCCGACAGCGCAGGTCGCGCCGCCTACTATACCAGCGCGCTGCAGAACGGCTGGATGTCACGCAACGATGTGCGCCGGCTGGAAAATCTGCCTCCCATTGAGGGTGGAGATATTTACACGGTGCAGCTGAACCTGACGCCGCTTGAGGACCTTAAAAAGAACAGCCCGGCAGCGCAGGCCGCCGCGATTCGTCAGCTTCACAGTCACGTTTTCCCCGACATTCCCTTCGAACAGTCCCCGCTGAAGCAGGCGGCATAGGAGCATCCATGACCATTAAAAGCCTTCCGGCGGCGCCGGAGGGGCGACCTTTTGCGCGCGAAAAACCAGACCTGCCTGCTGCGGCGATGGAACGCTGGAACGGGAGCATCCGTGCGGCGCGCGACGGTGATAACAGTATCTCGATTTTTGACGTGATCGGCGCAGATTACTGGGGCGAGGGCGTCACCGCGAGCCGTATCGCCGGTGCGCTTCGTTCGCTTAATGGCGCAGACGTTACGGTCAACATCAACAGCCCCGGCGGCGACATGTTCGAAGGGCTGGCGATTTACAACCTGCTTCGTGAGTACGACGGCAAAGTCACCGTGAAAGTGCTGGGGCTGGCGGCCTCTGCGGCGTCGATTATCGCAATGGCAGGCGATGAAGTGCAGATAGGCCGCGGCGCGTTCCTCATGATCCACAACTGCTGGGTCTGTGCGATGGGCAACCGTCACGACCTGGCGCAGATTGCCACTGACATGGCGCCGTTTGATAAAGCCATGAGCGATATCTACCAGGCGCGCAGCGGCCTCGACGCCGCCACCGTCGACAAAATGATGGACGGTGAAACCTATATTGGCGGCAGCGAAGCCGTGGAAAAGGGCTTTGCTGACAGCCTGCTGTCTGCTGATGAAATCGCCGACGACGAGGAAAGCCCAGCCGCCGCGCTGCGCAAGCTTGATGCGTTACTGGCGAAAGCAAACACGCCACGGTCTGAACGCCGAAAACTGCTTAAAGCCTTATCGGGCAGCATGCCGGGCGCTGCTGCCACCCCTGACGGTACGCCGAGCGCTGCCACCATCGAAAAAGAAACCATTGACCGTCTGGAAGCCGCTATTAGCGGACTGAAAGCGGCTGCCCAGTAAATACGGAGAAGTTATGTCTGAAGTAAACGAGATCCTGAAAAAAGTCAGCGCCAGCATTGAAGAGGCCACCGGCAAATTCAACGCCAAAGCAGAAGAGGCGCTGAAAGAAGCCCAGAAAACCGGCAAGTTGTCGGCAGAAACTAAAGAAACCGTCGACAAAATGGCCTCAGAGTTTAACGCCCTGAAAGAGGCGGAAAAGACGCTCAAGGCCGCGCTCGGCGAGCTGGAGCAGCAGGTCGCTCAGATGCCTCTGGCGAATGCAGCAAAAGTGGTCGAAACCGTCGGTCAGACCGTTATCAGCAGCGAAGCACTTAAAGCGTTCGCCGCCAGCGTTGAGGGTGGCAAGCGCGTGAGCGTGCCGGTCAATGCTGCACTGATATCAACTGACGTGCCAACCGGTGTGGTAGAGCCGCAACGCCTGCCGGGTATCGACACCGCGCCGAAGCAGCGCCTGTTCATCCGCGACCTGATCGCTCCGGGCCGTACCGCTGCACCGGCAATCTTCTGGGTACAGCAGACGGGTTTCACCAATGCCGCAAAAGTGGTACCGGAAGGTACCACCAAGCCGTACAGCGATATCCAGTTCGCCACGCAGATCACGCCAGTGACCACCATTGCGCACATGTTCAAAGCGTCCAAGCAGATCCTGGACGACTTCGCGCAGCTGCAGTCCACGATTGATGCGGAAATGCGATATGGCCTGAAGTATGTCGAAGAGCAGGAAATCCTGTTTGGCGACGGCACCGGCGCGCATCTGAAAGGCATCGTGCCGCAGGCGTCCGCCTTCAGCGCCGCGTTTGAAGTCGAGAAACAGAATGGAATTGACGTGCTTCGGCTGGCGATGCTGCAGGCACAGCTGGCGCGCTTCCCGGCGTCCGGCCATGTTCTGCACTTCATCGACTGGGCGAAGATTGAACTCACCAAAGACAGCCTGGGCCGCTACATCCTGGCGAATCCGGCGGCGCTGAGCGGGCCGACCCTATGGGGCCTGCCGGTGGTGGCGACCGAAACGGCAGCGTTCCAGGGCAAGTTCCTGACCGGTGCTTTCAACGCGGCGGCGCAGCTCTTCGACCGTGAAGACGCCAACGTGGTGATCTCCACTGAAAACGCCGATGACTTCGAGAAGAACATGATCTCGATTCGTTGTGAAGAGCGCCTTGCGCTGGCGGTGAAACGCCCGGAGGCGTTCATCTATGGTGCGTTTACTGCGCCTGCCGCCGGTGGCGGTGCGTAATTCTTAACAGCGGCTCCCGGGCCGCTTTTCTTTTCCCTGAAGGAGAACGTCATGAAGCTGATCGCTATCAAGCCCATTTACTTTGAAGGCAATGTGCTGACTGAAGGTGCCGAGTTCGAAACGCTCGATCAGCACGGTCGCGAGCTTGTGAAGCGCGGTTACGCAGAAGAGCCCGGCCAGAAAAAGGCTGATACCGAAAAAGACCCCGATCCGAAAGGAAAGGGCAAGGCCAAATAAGGGGCGCAAATGCTGACCAAAGAGCAGGTTAAGCATCACTGCAATATCGAGCCGGATTTTACAGAGGACGACAACTGGATCGAAAACAGCATAAAGGCGGCTGCGCGGTATGTGGAAACGTGGACCCGCCGCCGGCTTTATGATTCACCTGAAGATCCAGGCTACCTTTCCGACCCTGACCACATGCTTTACAGCGCTGATATTGAAATGGCGATGCTGATGCTTATCGGGCACTGGTACGCGAACCGTGAAGCGGTCAACGTGGGTAACGTTACGTCTGCTCTGGCCTTCTCCACCGAAGCACTGCTTCAACCTTACCGGGTGTATGGCGTATGAAAGCAGGAAGACTACGGCACAGGGTAAGCCTGCAAAAACCAGCGACCGGGCGGCTACCGTCCGGGCAACCGGCAACAGGATGGATTGATGTTGCTTCGGTACGCGCAGAAGTCGCAGATGTATCGGGACGGGAGATGATGGATGGTGGCGCAGAGCTGAGCAGCACCACTACCCGAATCTGGATGCGGCAGTATCCGGGTATTCCGGTAACGACAGGCTGGCGCGCCGTTCACCTGCCGCCTACCGGCAAAGGTGAAATATACGATATCAGTTCGGTTATCTCTGCGGAAAACGGCACCAGACTTGAACTGCTCTGCGAGAAGGGGGTGAAGCAGTGATATCGACGAATCTTGATTTTTCCGGACTGGCCGGCATTGCAAAGGATCTGGAAACACTCAGCCGCGCAGAAAATAACAAGGTATTACGTGACGCGACGCGTGCGGGTGCTGAAGTTCTGAAGGATGAGGTCGAAAAGAGGGCCCCCGTCAAAACTGGCAAGCTGAAGAAAAATGTTGTGGTCGTGACGCAGAAAGCGCGTCGCCGCGGCGACATTTCATCAGGGGTACATATCCGCGGCGTCAATCCGGTCACAGGTAACAGTGACAGCACCATGAAGGCCAGCAATCCGCGTAACGCATTTTACTGGCGCTTCGTTGAGCTTGGCACATCAGCTATGCCTGCGCACCCTTTTGTGCGTCCGGCCTTCGATACCCGCCATGAAGAGGCCACGCAGGTGGCGTTGCAGCGGATGAATCAGGCGATCGATGAGGTGCTGGCGAAGTGACGGAGGCTGATATTTACGCGCGACTCAGTACACTGGCAGGCGGCAATGTTTTCCCGTATGTCGCTCCTCAGGGCACAGCAGCCCCGTGGGTGGTTTTTCTTCTGCCCTCGTCTGCCAGCGAGGATGTTTTATGCGGACCGGCAGAAACCGACTGCACGGTTCAGGTAGATGCCTGGGCCAGCTCGATTGACGACGCCCGCGCGTTGCGCGAGCAGGTTAAATCTGCTCTCGCTGATCTGCATCCTGTTGGTCTGAACGAGATTAATGGTTACGAGCCCGATACTGAGCTGTACCGCGCCACGCTCGAAGTTCAGATCTGGCAATAATCCACTCTGCCGCCTCCGGGCGGCTTTTTTATATCCGGAGCTCTCTATGTCCTCAAAATACGAAAAAACGCAGGGAACGAAAATTAACGTTTCCGCCGATCCGGCAACGGTGCCTAACCCCACCGGTGCGACCTGGCAGTCCATTAACTGTTCGACCAAAGAACTCAGCTATACCGGCGGGCAGAAATCGGATATCGACACCACCACACTTTGCTCCACCGAGCAGGAGATGACGAATGGCCTGGCTGCGCCCGGGGAAATGACGGTTTCCGGTAACTGGTCAGCCGATGAAGAAGGTCAGAACACGCTTCGCGCCGCCTACGATACCGATGCACTGCATGCGTTTCAGGTGATTTTTCCCTCCGGTAATGGTTATGCGTTCCTGGCAGAAGTACGCCAGAACAGCTGGAGCCTGGGCACAGCCGGGGTGGTGACGGCGTCGTTTACGCTGCGCATCAAAGGAAAACCCGTCCCGATCGTACCGGCCCCGGCAGCAGGTTAATCACAGCGGCGAAAGCCGCTTTTTTAATGCTAAAACGAGAGTTATGAAATGGAAAAGCAGGTTTCACAGAGTTCCCTTCGCGCGCTTGCGCTGGCACCGATGGCGGGCTTCCGTACAAAAGTCGTGACGGTACCTGAATGGGAAAACGCCACGGTAAAACTGCGTGAGCCTTCCGCTCAGGCCTGGCTGGAATGGCAGCAGGTGCTTAACCCTAAGCAGACAGATGGCGAAACGGATGAATTGACGGCTGCAGAGCGCGCGCTGCGTAACAAGAGCGCTGACGTCGTGTTGTTTATTGATGTACTTCTTGAAGAAGATGGCACGCAGGTCTTTTCTGAAGAAGACAAGCCGCAGGTGGAGCTGTTTTATGGCCCGGTGCACGCCCGTCTTCTTAAGCAGGCGCTCGATCTGACCACCTCGGCCGCCGAAGTGGAAAAGCCGTAAGCCAGCCCGGCACCTTCTTCCTGATGACGCTGGCGCTGCGTCTGGGCCGTACGCTTCACGAACTGAAGCAGACAATGACGGCGAGCGAGTTGCGTATGTGGATCGAATTTGACCGCCAGAACCCCATCAGCGACCGGCGCGGCGATATCCAGGCTGCGCAGGTTTCCGCCGCGGTACTCAATTCGCAGGGTGCAAAGTTAAGCATTGATGATGTGATCCTGCAGTGGAACGCCCCGGAGCAGGAAGAGAGTAGCGCCGGGCTGGAAGGCTTCTTTGCCGCGCTGGCTGGGTAGTCAGCACAAGTGACATTTCATATTGTTAATATTAGGATTAAGCCTGATAGTTAAATATAAAGGATATGATATGGAGTTGTTTCTTGTTGCCGCTGTACTTGGAATTATTCCCGCTCTGATAGCGCATAGTAAAGGGCGCTCATTCATTGCGTGGTGGTTTTACGGTTTTGTCTTGTTCATCATTGCGTTAGTTCATTCTATTGTCATAAAAAAAGACACAAAAGTTATTGAACAGGAAATGATTGATGACGGGATGAAAAAATGCCCTTTTTGTGCTGAATTAGTCCGTCAGGAAGCCATAAAATGTAAGCATTGCGGTAGTGATATTAGCGGTAACATCCATTCAGCCAAAAATGAAAAAACTGATGAAGAATACTTAGAGGAAGCAAGGAAAAAAGCCGGGCTCCTTTAACAATATCCTACCTCTTTCAAACCCCGCTACGGCGGGGTTTTTTATTAGGTGAATTATGGCAACCCTGCGCGAATTGATTATCAAAATCTCCGCAAATTCTCAGTCATTTCAGACTGAGATTTCCCGCGCCGCCCGGATGGGCTCTGATTATTACAAAACAATGGAGCAGGGGGGCCGCCGTGCAGCCGTTGCTACCCGGGAAACGCAGCGTTCTTTAGGCGAGCTCAATGCGCAGCTTGCTTCGGTTCGCTCATCAGTTGCAGGTATGGCTGGTGCGTTTGCCGGAGCATTTGCTACCGGACAGCTTATTCATTATGCCGATACCTGGAACCAGCTGAATGGTCGTCTGCGCCTCGCTTCCTCCTCGGCACAGGACTTTACCACGGCGCAACAGTCGCTGATGTCTATCAGTCAGCGGACCGGAACCTCGTTTGAGGCAAACGCCAACCTCTACAGCAGAATCGCACAGTCCCTGCGTGACGCTGGCTATGCATCTGCGGACGTGGCAAACGTCACCGAAACCGTGGCGACCTCCCTCAAGTTATCCGGTGCCAGCACGGAAGAAGCCAGTTCTGTCATTACGCAGCTCAGTCAGGCGCTCGGTTCGGGCGTGCTGCGTGGTGAGGAGTTTAACGCGATTATGGAAAGTGGCGGACGTCTCGCCAAATTTCTGGCCGATGGTCTTAACACCACTATCGGCGGTCTGCGTAATATGGCGAATAATGGTGAACTGACCACCGATAAAATAGTACCGCTTCTGACCAATGTGGCGCAGCTTCGTAAAGAATTTGACACCCTCCCGGCCAGTATCAGCGGATCGGCGCAGAAAGTAGAAAATGCTTTTATGGCCTGGGTAGGCGGCGCTAACCAGGCCGTGGGTGCATCTTCCACTCTGTCAGGTGTACTGGATGGTCTGGCCGAAAACATCGATACCGTTGCGAATGTGGCGGGCGCACTGGTTGGGCTGGGGGTGGCACGATACTTCGGCAATATGGCCGCCAGCGTCACAACAGCTACCGCCTCTGTCGTGGCGAACACAACGGCAGAGGTGGGGCTTGCTGAAGCGCAGCTGCGAGGTACACAAATCAGTGTGGCAACGGCAAGGCAGGCTGTTTACCGTGCCCAGCAGGCCCGCGCCGCCGCCGCTGGCATTGAAGCGCAAATCGCCGCGGAGCGTCAGTTAGCGGTAGCACAGTCTCAACTGAATACTGCTATCAGCGCCCGTTCATCTGCTGCCGGTCGTTTGACTGAAACCGCTTCTGTGATGTCCCGCCTGGGTGGTGGCGTTCTGAGTCTGTTAGGCGGGTGGCCAGGAGTCATTGCCGCCTCCGGGATTGCGATGTATGGGCTGTATCAGCATACACAGCAGGTACACAAAGAGGCTGTGGCTTTTGCCAGTAACCTGGAAGAAATCAACGTCCGTCTTAAGGATATGTCATCCCTCGGCCTGCGCTCTACGGCGGCAGATGCCCGCTCATCCATTGATGCCCAGAAAAAGGATATAGCCGATCTCGACAGTCAGATAGCCAGGGTTAAAGACAGTCTGACGGGGCTCGCGCAGATCCAGCAGAGCTATAACGAAAGCCCTACCACGACGTGGATTAACACGTTTATGGACCAGGCGGATATTACAGAGAAAAATATCTCTCTGACGGATCAGCTGAATAAACTGGAGTATGAGCGAGAGAAGGCCGTTTCAAAACTTCAGCAGACCCAGAAGCTGTTTAATGATGCCAGTGAACAGGCTACGCAGAAAGCCATCCAGGAGGCGGGTGCTATTGCCACCCTGAAAGGGGCGTATGACCTACTGAACCGCAGCATGGGGGTAACACCCGCCAGTCGACCGGCATCATATGCTGGGCCGGTAATTTCCGCCTCTAATGCGACGCCCCAGCAGACAACAGCACTGGAAAAAGCCCGTCGCGATAATGAGCTGGCGAGTCTGTCCGGCTTGCAGAAACTTCATCAGCAGCATGTCTATGAAGCGCAGGATCTGAAACTGACCGGGGCGCTCTATACCCAGTACATTTACAACAAAGACCAGGCCGCGCGGAAAGATGAAGCGTCGGCACAGGCCAAAAAGAATGAGACTGCCGCGACTAATGCCCAGAATAAAGCGGCGCGAGAAGCGACGCAGACCGCTGAGCAGTACAGCCGAAAAATCGCCGATCTGAGCGTTGCTGTTGAGGTTCAGAAGGTGCGGGCCACGCAGGGAGAAAAAGCGGCCGAGCTATACGCGGCCTCTCATGAAAATGGCGCTAAGTGGAGCGAGGAGCAGAGAAAATCCATTGAGGCGGGTGCCGTGGCGCTGGCGCAGTGGACGCAGAAAGCCGATGAGGCTGTCCGCAAGCAGCATGAAATGGCCGATGCGCTGAAAGATCTGAAGGATGCGGGGCGCCGTTATCAGGATGAAGCTGACTTAACTTCCGCCACGTCTGGGATGGGGAACCGTCAGCGTGAGCAGTACCGCGAGCGGCAGGAAGTTGAGCGCGTTTTTGATAAAACCGATAAGGGGGCTGAGGCTATTGCTGCGCGCCAGGCTGCACTGGATGCGCTTGATAAAAAATATCAGCAGGCGAAGGCAAGCGAACTGGACTGGCGCGCGGGCGTAAGCGCGGGACTGTCAGACTGGATGGATAACGTCAGCAACATTGCCGGCACGGTATCGCAGGGTATCACTTCCACGATGGACAGTGCGCTTGATAACGTCTCCGCAATGCTGGTGGGTAACAAGGCCAGCTGGAAGGACTGGGGGTTATCCGTTCTGCAGACTATCTCAAAGGTTGCGCTCCAGATGGCCGTGATTAACGCGATGGGTGGCGGTTCGTCTGGCAGTGGACTTCTCGGCTCCCTTCTCGGAGGAATTGTGGGAGGCGTCGCCGGAAGCGCATCCGGCAGCGCGAATGCAGGCACCGCCATCCAGAACTACGGCGCGTCTTTCCAGTTTAACGCGAAGGGTGGGGTTTATTCGTCAGCCGATCTGAGCAGCTACAGCGGCAGTGTCGTTGATACTCCCACCTTTTTTGCGTTTGCGAAAGGGGCGGGCGTGATGGGCGAGGCCGGGCCGGAAGCCATTATGCCGCTGACCCGCGACGCCACCGGCAGGCTGGGTGTAAAAGCGCTGGGCAGTGGCACGCAGGGCGGCGCGGGTGTCAGCCTCAGCATCGGTACCATTAATTTCACAGGCGGCACAGGCGGTGCGCAGGGCAACACTAACGCCGCCGGCGCGGTGGCTAACCAGCTCACCGGCGCCATCATCGATACCATCAACACGCAACTGCGCAAGCCCGGCACTCCGTTGTGGAACGCCACGCAGGGCAAGCGCTGATGCTCCTTACTTACCCGCTGCGGCGGGTTTTTTTATGGGTGAAATATGGCAACCGAAACCTTTACCTGGTGCCCGCGCATTAATGCCGGCGGCGAGGTCACTCACCGTGTCCGCCGCGCGCAGTTCGGCGACGGGTATGCCCAGGCGTCGGGCGATGGCATCAACGCCCGCGGTCAGAAATGGGATCTGGAATTCGTCGGGGATGAAAGCTACATCACCGCGATTATGGACTTCCTGGACAGGCATGGCGGCAGCCGCTCATTCATCTGGCAGGCACCGCTGAAAGGCGCGGGACTTTACCGCTGTGACGCCTACCGCCCGTCGGCCCCGGGCGGTGGCATTTTCTCTCTCACGGCAACCTTCACACAGGCATTCGCTCCGTAGGTACTTATGGCAATCAGTAATGACGTTCAGAAGCTCGAGCCCGGCGACAGCGTCCGCCTGGTGACCGTCGACGGCTCGGCGTTCGGCGCGGGCGTGCTGCGCTTTCACGCCTGCACCATTCCTCATACGCCGGAAGAAATCGCGGCGAGCGGCGGCGACACCTCGAAGCTTGCCGCTAAATCCATCTGGTTTGATGGCGAGGAGTACGGCGCCTGGCCGTTTGAAATTACCGGGCTGGCGTCGTCGAGTGACGGCCAGAGCGCGGAGCCGGTGCTGCGCGTCGCTAACCTTGATGGCGTGGTGACCGCGCTCTGCCTGCGCTTTGATGACATGGTACAGGCGAAGGTTACTGTTCTGGATACGTTCGGCCAGTATCTCGATGCGCGCACATTTCCCGACGGCAACCCGTCTGCCGATCCGGGGCAGTATTTCCGCTAGGTGTTTTACATCGACAGCAAGGCGGCTGAAGACAATGAAGTGGTGGAATTCCGCCTCTCCAGCCCGATGGACCTGCAGGGACTGCTGATCCCGACGCGGCAAATCACGGCGGTCTGCACCTGGGCCTGCCGCAACAAATACCGCAGCGGTGACGGCTGTACCTACAACGGCCAGCGCATGTTTGATCTGAAAGGAAACCCGGTGACCGACCCGGCACAGGATAAATGCTCAGGCCTGCTGACCGACTGTAAAAAACGCTTTGGTCCGGATGCCCGGCTCGATTTCGGCGGCTTTCCGGGGGCCAGCCTGATCCGGAGGTAACCATGCGCGATAAAACCATTGCCGATATCCTGGCCCATGCTGAGGCGGAATACCCGCGCGAGTGCTGCGGCCTGGTGGCGCAGAAAAGCCGCGTCGAGCGGTATTTCCCGTGCCGGAACATTACCGGCGCGCCGGAGGAACAGTTTGAGCTGTCGCCGGAGGATTACGCGACCGCGGAAGACTGGGGAACCGTTACTGCCATTGTGCATTCCCACCCGGGCGACGGCGCCACCACCCAGCCGAGCGAGCTCGACCAGCTGCAGTGCGATGCTCACGGCATCCCCTGGGTAATCGTCTCGTGGCCGGAAGGCGACCTGCGCACCATTGCGCCCCGCGGGGAACGGCCGCTGGAGGGGCGCGCCTTTGAACTTGGTTATGCCGACTGCTGGTCGCTGGTGATGGACTGGCACCGGCAGCAGGGCGTGACGCTTCGCAACTACAGCGTGGATTACCCGTGGTGGGAGCGGGGCGAAAATCTCTATATGGATAACTGGTATGCCGAGGGATTCCGTGAGGTCACAGAGCCGCGGCCCGGCGATATGGTGCTGATGCAGGTATCCGCGCCGGTGGTGAATCATGCCGGTATTCTGCTGGAAGGTAACCAGCTGCTGCATCATCTGTTCGGCCAGCTCTCCTGCGCAACGCCTTACGGCGGCTATCTGCGCGAGCGCACGATTAAAATTGTCAGACACAAGGACCTGCCATGAATGAACTGAAAACGGTGAGGCTGTACGGCGCGCTTGGCGCGCGGTTCGGCCGGGTGCACCGGCTGGTGATCGCCAGCCCTGCAGAAGCCTGTCGCGCGCTGTCGGTCATTCTTCCGGGTTTTGAGCAGTACATGCAGACGGCGCACCTGCGCGGCCTGCGCTTTGCCGTGTTCCGGGGGAAAAAGAACATCGGCCAGGACGAGCTGAAACATAACAGCGGCGAAGAGGATATCCGCATCGCGCCGGTGATTGCCGGAAGCAAGCGTGGCGGTGTGCTGCAGACCATTCTCGGTGCCGTGCTGGTGGTGGGAGCGCTTGCTCTTGGCCCCGTGGGTATCGGTGCCATCGCAGGCAGCACGGCGATGAGTATTGGCCTTATGGGCGGTTCGATGATGATTGGCGGCGTGGTGCAGATGCTGTCACCGCAGCCCGGCGGGCTGGCATCGCGTCAGGACCCCGATAACGCGCCGAGCTATGCGTTCGGCGGGCCTGTGAATACCACGGCAATGGGTAACCCCGTCGGGCTCCTTTATGGCGAGCGCGAAATCGGCGGCGCGATTGTCTCCGCCGGTATCTACACCAATGACCAGTAATTAGCCGGGAGCATGATAGACAGGTTGTCGACCAAGCCTCTCGATAGACAAATTTTAAGCATGATAACAGCGCCCGAGGGCGCTTTTTTTATGGGCGCGGTATGGAAAAAATAACCGGTAAAAAGGGTGGCGGTGGTAATTCACGCACGCCGCGGGAGTCTCCTGACTCACTACAGTCCATCGCAACCGCGAAAATTCTGCTGGCGCTGGGCGAGGGGGAGTTCGCCGGCGGCCTGACGGATAAAGATATTTTTCTCGACGGTACCCCGATCCGCAGCGCTGACGGCACGCTTAATTTTCCCGATGTGAAATGGGAATTTCGTCCGGGTACCCAGACGCAGGATTACATTCCCGGTATACCGTCGGTGGAAAATGAAATCACCGTTAACACTCAGCTTAAAGCCACACAGCCGTGGACGCGTGCCATCAGTAACACGCAGCTCTCTGCGGTCCGGGTGCGTCTCGGGGTGCCTTCACTGCAGCGCATGAAGGACAACGGGGATGTGGTGGGCTACCGCGTCGAATACAAAATTGAGTTGTCCACTGACGGTGGCGGATATACCACGGTGCTGAACGGTGCATTCGACGGTAAAACCACCTCCCTGTATGAGCGCAGCCATCGCATTGACCTTCCGCCTGCCCGGACCGGCTGGCAGCTTCGTGTGAGCCGGACGACGGCGGACAGCACCTCCAGTCGTATCGTGGATACGACGAACATCGAAGCGTATTCGGAAATCATCGATGCAAAGCTGCGCTACCCGAACACCGCGCTGCTCTTTGTGTCGTTCAACGCGAAGCAGTTCAGCAATATTCCGCAAATCAGCGTACGCGCCCGCGGGCGGCAAATCCGTGTGCCCACGACATACGATCCGGTGGCGCGCACCTATTCCGGCACCTGGGACGGCTCGTTTAAATGGGCCTGGAGCAATAATCCGGCATGGGTGTTTTACGACCTGGTGCTGAGTGACCGTTTCGGGATCGGAGACCGTCTGGACGCCACGCAGGTGGACAAGTGGGAGCTCTACCGCATCGCGCAGTACTGCGATCAGCCCGTGCCGGACGGTACCGGCGGCAGCGGTACCGAGCCGCGTTTTCTCTGCGATGTGTATATCCAGAGTCAGAACGAGGCATTTACGGTGCTGCGCGACCTGGCGAGCATCTTCCGGGGCATGACCTACTGGGCCGGCAATCAGCTGGCCGCGCTGGCGGACATGCCGCGCGATATGACGTATGTCTACACCCGCGCCAACGTTATTGACGGAAAATTCTCCTACGCCAGCGGCAGCGAGAAGAACCGTTACTCAACGGCGATGGTGAGCTGGTCAAACCCGGAGAACCATTACACCGATGAAGTGGAAGCGGTGATGGAGCCCGACCTGGTGCGGCGCTACGGTGTGCGCCAGACGCAGATCTCCGCCATCGGCTGCACGCGGCGTACCGAGGCCAATCGTCGCGGCCGCTGGGCGCTGCTGACAAATGCTAAAGACCGGATGGTGAGTTTCGCCACGGGGCTCGAAGGCATGCTCCCGCTTCCGGGCCATATCATCGGCGTGGCGGATCAGTATCTGTCCGGGCGGGTGATG